TCTTCCAGCATTGGTACTTCTGTGTGCAGCCAGTGTGACTGCTCATGCTTCAGCCATGCGTCATATGCCCATGGATAGTGGAAGGGTTTGAAGTAATTACGTTGGTCTTGTAATTTTAAGTTACTGGTCATTATGTTCTTTTCTCTGCTGTTATTTTCACCAATTCGGTCCACTATAGTCTTTTTCTTTCTTGTATAGAGCAAACCCTTCTAGTCCATGTGTTGGACATATCATTATCTTCTCTGGAAGCCCTATAGAATCTTTCTCGCCTTCTTCACCACAGATAAAGTATACTCCAAATTTATCCGACATAGAGTGTCTAATTATATTTTCGTACTTCTCAACCTTCTTGCGAAGTAGCAGCACTTCTTCATAATAATCTTCTGTCATCCTCGTCTCAACCCTCACAAGCTAGACATTCTTCACCAGAGGCTAGTGCCTCCATATCAATCTCTTGAATGATCTGTCTCTCAATCTTACGTGATACCTTGTCAGCCTTACCAATCTTTTCAGAACGGCAGTAGTACATCGTCTTCAGTCCTTTCTTCCAAGCCATGAAGTGTACAGCGTGTAGGTAGCTGATGTCAACATCGGGTCTAAAGAAAACATTCAACGACTGTGATTGGTCAATATATTGTTGACGATCAGCAGCGTGTTCAATGACCCACCGTTGATCAATCTCCATCGACGTTTTGAACGTATCTTTCTCAATGTCCGTAAGACAACGAAGATGCTGTACAGAGCCATCATTGGCAATAATAGAGGACCAGATTTTATCGTAGTTAAGTTTATCATCAGAACCACACTTCTCCTTGATAAGTTTGTCTAGAAACTTATTCTTGTTTAAAAAAGAACCACTAATCGTATCTTGCCGGTAGGCATTTGCTCGCCACGGCTCGATGGAAGGAGAGGTGTTTCCCATAATAATTGAACTAGAAGCATTGGGTGCAACCGCCATGACGTGACTACAACGTAGTCCTGTTCCTGCTGCGTCTGGTGCTTCTCCTCTTTCTGAGCCAAGCTTTCGGTTCGCTGCATCAAGCTCTGTTCGTATATGTTTAAACATACGTATGTTGACTGACTTTGCAACGGCTGACTCAAAGGCGATACCCTTGCTCTGTAAGTAGGCATGAAATCCCAACGCTCCAACACCAACTGATCTTTCTCGCATGGCGGAGAACTTAGCACGGCTGATGGAATCAGGAGCATTATTAATAAAAGTCTGAAGAACATTATCTAACATCTCCAATACGTCAGAAAGAAATTGTTTGTCCTTTGACCATTCGTCATAATACTCCAGATTTACTGAAGACAAACAACATACAGCAGTACGATCAGAAGACGTAGGAAGTATAATCTCAGAACAGAGGTTAGACTGATTTATCTTTAGTCCTAGCTGCTTTAACCATGAGGGTAGCTTATCATTTGATCGATCAATAAAATGAAGGTATGGCTCTCCTGTTTGCATACGCATCTCTAAAATTCGTTGCCACAACTCCTTTGCAGACACAACGTCACATACTTTCTTAGTGTGTGGATCACATAACTCCCATGTGTCGTCTATATTATAATCCACCATGCACACTTCGATTAGCTTCATAAATTTATCACTCACGTTAATACCGTGGTGCATGTTTAAGCAGCGGAAGTTCTGATCACCAGTTGGCTTACGCATCTCAAGAAAGAGAAGAATATCAGGATGGTCAATGTCAAGATAGGCAGCATAAGAGCCACGTCGTGTCTTTCCCTGACGATAAGCAAGAGAAGAAGCATCATACATCTTTAGATGAGGCATAACACCAGTAGACTTATCATCTGATGACCGTATGCCAAAGCCTACACCAACTCCACCACCAAGCATAGACAGCCAGTTAGTCTCAGACAAATTATCTACAAGACCTTCTGCACTGTCGTGAATGTAGTTTAGGTAGCAGGAGATAGGAAGACCACGAGCAGACTTCCCATAAGAAAGAATAGGAGTAGAATAAGATAGCCAGTGACTAGACGAATAGTTGTACAGACGCTGTGCATGTTCTGGATTAGAAGAAAATGCCTTAGATACATAAGCAAATCTATCTTGAGGAGATAGCTCATGGTCTGTCATATAAGATTCTTTTAGTCGTGCTATACCTAACTGATCAAATAAACTATCCCTTTCTGGTTGAACAATAATATTCAGATTAGGTGTAGGCATAGCTATTCTCCCGATAGTTTATTTGATTGGTTGTCATGAATGTAAAGCATCAGTATACTATAGTGTATGATCTTTAGCAAGTCTTTACGGTTCTTGCCCTCTTTTTTACCAAATCTTTTTGCATACTTAAATATATTACCCATACAAAAACCTTCACCATATCCAGCATCAACGATTGTGTCTGTAGCCTGATACTTTCCTTGAGCATAGTGCTGGTTGTAAGTAGATATGATATACTTTTTTATTTCTGTTATGTATTTATCTTCATCAAAAATATAATCAGCAGTTGGTATTTTCATCTGAGTCTCCCGCATCATTTTAATAATCTCTTGATCTCTATCCATTCTCACCACTACCTCTCCTTATTCTGCTTTTAGAACCGTATTGATACGCTTTCTTATATACTTAATCTCTTTAGAACGCAAGACCTTAAATGCAAAGCTACGCATATCGACAGGAGATATTCCTGCCAGATCACATACATCTGTAAAGTCTTGGGATGTTACACCAATAGAAGCAAAGAACCACGCTTGAGCAGAACGCCTAGCTAGTTTTTCTTCCTCTGGCTCGCTTAGTGTTTCCGGTTTTGTTGCGTCTAGAAGTGCTTGTAGAATTACGCTTAGAAATAGAACCTTCTCTGGACTTGTCTGTTTGTTTTCTATTAGTTGTTCTGCGCTTATCAGAAACGTCTCTTCTTCTTCTTCTTCTCGTTGATCTTTGTTCATCTGACCACTTCTTTATAACGTCATGGTCTGAATTTCTACAAAACAAGAAGTCATTTTTAATACACCAGTCAGCATAAGTAGACTTTGCTCCTTTATTCAGTTTGTTGTTTGGATTGTCGAAGACAAACCGAATGTCCAGTTCTGGAAACTCTTTCCTAATAAACAAATGTTTCTTTCTGTCTTCTAATTTAAATCTTCCCTTTACTTCTAGTAAAATACCGTTAGGTAGAAGAAAGTCTGGTAGATATTTCTTATATTCTACCCAAGTATACTTAATATAGTGAGGCTCAAAAGAGTAACTTACATTTAGGCTGTCTAGTAAATCTCCTGTCTTCTTTTCTGACCCTGATCGATACCTATGCTGCATTGGTTATTTCAGGTACGTTAGGAACTCTAACAACTTTAACCAAATTCTTTGGACCATTACTATAAAGGAACGTCCGAATACCCTCACCTTCGTTAGCATCACTCCAACAAGTATGCTTGTAGTCACAAAAATTGCAACCAATATGTAGTTTAAGATTACCACTACTCCCATCAGGAACAGGATCATAACACCTCTTAGGTGGCTTATCCTTTTTTATAAACTCTCGAATGTCATTAATTCGACTTGCTGAATTAATCAATTCCATATCGTCAATAGGACAGAAACAAATCTCTCCAGATACTTTATCAATAGCCACAAAGCCTACGTCTGTATTGTTATCGGCATCTGAGTAAGCAGATATCTGTGCGATATATCCAAATGGATCGTCATTAAGAATAGTTTTATCTTTAAATTTTTTAAAGCTAAAGGGAGAGGCTGACTTAAAATCAACTAGAACACCATCGACAGTAGCATCCTTATGTCCACGTACACCGTTAGACGTAAGCTCTGCCTGTTCTTCTTTAACTTCATGTCCAGCTACCTTACAGAACAGAATAAGAAGTTGTTCTAAAATATCACCGTATAAAAACTTAATGAGAGTAGGGGCAGAGAGTGCTGTTTTCTCCGCCCCATTCATCTCATACCAAATCTTTCTATCCTTATGACCAATTAAGGATAGCCGCAGGGACGGTTCTCTTGGCTTTCTTACTTCAGAGATGGAGGAGGCAACAGAACTGACTACTGCTTCAGCGAAAGCGTCGAGGTCTTCCTTTTTTATTTTTATTTCCTCTTTGTTGGTAAAGAGACAATAAATATCTTCTACCAGTGTGTCAATCGACTTAGCCATATTCTGTTACCTCCTTGATTAGCTACTATGCAGCCCTAGATTCAGGTTCTGCTAGTAGCTTGTATCGCGTATAAGGACCATCGGGAGAATTAGCCTTAATTGCGATAATTTTGTAGCCACGCTTGCGAAGGCGTGAGATAGTCGCTGTGAGGTTTTCACACCAGCCACGTTCAATTGCAGTCTTACGTGTGACACGCATACCACGACGAAGTGCTGAGAGTACTAAAGATTCTTTAGTCATTCTTTTTACTTTCCTTTTCCTTTTGTATTTGAAGATTAAGTTTAACAGCTTCTGCTGCCTTACGTTTCGTAGAAGCATCACCAAAGATACCCAAACGATCAGATACTACCTTTGGTAAAAGTCCTTTTTCTGCACACGCTAGTGCGTTTTCAAAAGTACCATAGGCGCTAACAGAGCCATCAGAGCTTACATAGTCTCCTGTAACTGGATCATAGCCACAGGTATTCTTAGTTGCTTCTGCATAGCTATAACCAGCAAATAAAGTAGCAGCTAGTAGAGATACAGCTAGAGATGTTTTATTCATCTAGATTTTCCTTATAGAGCTTCTAAATCAGAGTTAATGGTGAAACCGTCTTCGTCCTGAAAGTCAGTAGAAGGATCACCATAAGGTATATAATCAATAACCTGCATCGCCATAAAGTCTGCGGTTACTCCAGCCTTACCAGCATAACTATATTCGTAGGGCTGAATCTTGATCTTAGCATATGATCCATTACCAATCAAACGACCATCCCAAGGATTGCGTTTTGCATCGATAACAGTAGGAGGATTTCGCATACTACCATCCTTCTTTGTTACCCTGCGCCTTGCGGAGTAGAAGTCTCCCTTCTCATCGTTCTTGTTCTTGATATTTAAACCAACAGACTCAAGCTTCTGACGGGTTTCTTCATCTTCAACTGAAATGTCAGCTTGCCAAACAGGTTCGTAGTTGGTGTTTGGCTCAATTACTGAAGCCCAATAAACCTTGCCTGAGATGATGATTGGATCGTATTTCTTACTTGCCATTTTAATCTCCTATATAATGCCCTTTGGCATGGGCTATTTCATGATAACTTGTGAATACTACTCTAACCACTTACGCTTGTCAACACTTTTCTTATTACTAGACCTAATTTTTTTAACACAGTCGTCAAAAGACATTAGATCGGGTTGGTGTACAGCATACACCCTTCTGCCAACAACTTCAATACGATCTTCATTATAAAGATCATCTACTGAACAGAAACCTTTAAGCTCATACTCATTCAGGTTATTCTCTACTACTAAACCAAAGATGTCAATATCTGGTTTCGGTCCTATGTTTGCGAGAAGCTTACCTGTTTTGTATTTCGTTGCCTTAATGTCTACTCCAAAACCTTCTATGAAGATGTCACCTAGATCAGTCTTACCTTTCTTAGATTTTGGTTGAAAGACGAACATGTCTTCTGGGTATTGATTGCATACTTTATGTATAGCTAACTCAGCCCTAGCTCCTAGCTCGTCTATCTCTATAGGGTTAGACTTAGAATAAGAATTATCTCTAACATTCGACTTTCGGTTTCCCTGACTTCTTCGATTACCAATTAGATTAGCAAACTTAACTTCATCAGGTGTTAGAAATATTAGTGTGTCTCTGACCAGTTCCGGCCTACTTTGTATTCGCTGTCGAGTGGGCATCGCACATTCAACTCCTTTTCTGTGATCTTCATAGCTTTCTGAGTTAGCCTACCAAATCTATCTGCTTGATCTTTAGCACAATCAAACTGATATTCGTCGTGAATGCTGGCAACCAACTTAGCATCTATCTTATGATCTCTTATCAGTTTATTAATTGATACTACCCACTGCTTACATATGATAGCACCAGCACCCTGAAGAAGAAGGTTCATAGCAGCATGTTGATGCCGTACATGAAGTCTCCTACCATCCAGACCCTGTATATACCCTGTAGATGCCTGTTTGTCAACAGCTTTCCTTAATTCAGCCAGAGCCGGTAAACTCTGGAGAAAGTTATCAATAAGACGTTGACCATGTTTTGCCGTACCTCCTACGATACTTCCTATCTTAGTTGCACCAGCACCATAGATAAAAGCATATATAAAAGTCTTAGCTTGATCTCTTGTCTCTAGTCTTGCAGCTTTCTGATTAGCTGTGTGAATGTCTCCTTCAACAACCTCTTTTGTATAGGCTGCGTCATTCATATAATGAGCAAGACATCTTAACTCTAAGGAACTAGCATCACAACCAACGAGAAGACGATCAGGAGAAGAAGAAGTCCAGCATTCTCTGCACTCCCTCCCGTATGGAGAATAAACTGCTGGAATTTGTGCCATGTTTGGGCTGTAGTGTGCCATACGTCCTGATATAGCTTTGAGCGTAAGAACTTTTCCGTGTACTTTTCCATTATCTTCTCGTAACAATTTTATCCAAGATTTAATCTGTGCTGTTCGTTTATTGAGAAGAAGGTATTCTGTAATCATCTGTGCTTCTGGTATGTCTACCTTCTTCAGAGCATCTTCATCTACAATAGGATGACCAGTGGGTGTGAATTTGTCTGGTTTCCATCCCTGCTCGATTAGTCGTGCGGCTATCTGCTGACGACTGGCTGGATTAAATACTATAATCTTATCCTTCAGAGGCTTTCCTGTTTTCTCTGATACTCTCTTCTCTATAATTGGAGGATATCTTTTTTGTAGGTCTTTTTCTATCTGTGCTGACTTATCAGAAAGTCTAGCCTGTAGGGTTATGGCTTTCTGTAAGTCAAGAGTAAAACCATTCCTTTCCTGAGTGTCTACAATGTTACGAACACTGTACTCAAGGTTGATAGCTTTCCGGTACTTGTTATTTGGTATCTCCTGTCGAATACGAAGCCAGAGACGATACGTAATTTCTACATCACGTATACAATACGTAATCATCTCTTCGGTAAGCTTGCTGAAGTCCTTGAAGTCGATCTTCTTGAAACCAAGATCGACACCCCAAGACTCTAGCGAATGTTTCTCTCGTGTGGGAAAGAGAAGTTGAGAAAGAATAAGAGTATCTTCTACATTATTTAGATGTAGGTTCGTTCCAGTAAGTCGATTAAGCGTTGGAGCATCAAAGCTTATGCCGTTGTGCATAATGAACTTTGACACTCCACTTGCAAAAGAAGGAAACTTTGTTAGGCACTCATCTCCTTTCCAGACATTTACCTGACCAGTATCTACATTCTTAGTAACAATACAGTAAATTGTAGTAGCGTCTAGTGAATCAGTTTCGATGTCTAGTATCACCTTCATTTTTTATTTCCTGTTGGTATAATTACCACACACTACTCTCAACTCAATTCCCATACTTGAATATTTCATATTCAGCATCTTCAATGCTATCAAAACTTACAATGAAGTTTCCGGTAGAAAGCTCGTGAACATCTATAGCATTACAATAAATTGAGGGGTAACAAATTAGGTCCATATCTTCGATGTCAAAATTTAATATCTTAATGTTTGATAAGTGCATTAGAGTTAATTACCTTTTATACGATGATGTTAGAGTGAGATGTCGTCGCTGATTTCTTCAAGATCGTCACCAAGATTTACAACTTCGTGTAGCCTACCAGTTTCCTTATTGAAAAACAAGTGACAAGCGACACCAGTTTCACCAGAATACCTATTCTTCAGTACGCGAATGGTGGTGGTGTTCGCAATGTTAGCATCATCAGACTGCTGATCACGTTCCATAGCTACGACAGCATCAGATAGTTGTGCAATGGACTGTGATCCACGCAGATGGGACAGGCTTACCTCTTTACCATCTTCATGTCCACTGTCTGCTCCTGTACGGCGTAAGTGTGATACGAGAAGTAAGGCACAGTTAGTTTCTTCTACTAGACTGCGAAGCTTGGTCATAAGAACGTCGATGTTTCTACGCTCGTCCATACCCTCCAGACCTGATACGAGAATGGAAAGATGGTCAAGGAAAATCCACCTGCAATCTAGTGCCTTAACCATGTAGCGTACACGAGCAAGGATTTCCTCCGTACCCATAGAGCCAAAGTGATCAAAGGCAAAGAACCTTCCCGTTCCTACAGTAGCTTCTTGCCACTTGTACATCTCAGCGGGTGGAAAAACTTCCCGTTCCTCCCTGATATAGAGCCGTGCATTAGCTTCTACTGACATGAGATGGAAAATAGTAGAACGGGTGTTCTCCTCCAAAGAGATAACACCAATATTACCTTCAGCATTTTTGAGTACGTGGTGCATCAACTCACGCATGACGCTGGACTTACCAGTGCCAGTGCCAGCCGTCAGTGTTACCAGTTCACCTGTACGAATACCATACAGCTTCCCATTGATACCATCCCAAGGATACGGACAGGTAGTCTGATTACCCTCTTCATATAGTTCAGGACCAATATCTCTTAGATTGATAATACCTGCTGGTGTATAGGTACGCGCAGCCCACCAAGCCTGAGTAAAGTCCTGTGACTTACCGTCAGCCAAGTATCCACAAGCATCCTTCAGTTTATTGTCAAGTGCTACAATCTTACACTTGTTTGGTTCAAAGAGTTGTGCAACTTCACGTGCAGCCTTCTGACCTACCTCATCTGAGTCGAAGCAGACAACAATGTTGTTGAAAGAATTAAGAAAGTCATAGCTGCGTTTACAGCTTTTGACTGCCGCTGCCGCACCATCCTTGATGGATACTGCTGGATACTTTGAACCAAGCATCTGATATGCTGCCATAGCATCTAGTTCACCTTCGCAGATGGTGACAAACTTGCCACCCTCCTGACAAAGAAGTTGACCAAACAAAACACCTGCTGACATAGAACCGGGAGGATCAGCGGTAAAAGTTTTGTTGGCTACGTCACGAACCTTGTTAGCCACAAGCGTGTTGTTTACGTCATAATATGGATAGTAGTGTTTAACGACAGCACCAGAAGAATCCTGCTGAATACGAACACCATACTTCTCAGCAGTCTCCTTGGTAATTCCACGATCAGTTATCGCAGATATATATCCTTTAACTGCTGGTTGTTGATAGTTGTTATTATCAAATGGCATGTCATGCTCCTTTTTATATGACTCATCACCGGGGAAAAAACTACGACAACTAAAACAAAACATATGTCCATCGTCAAAAATAGCACACGCATCGCTTGATCCGCATGAGTCTGAAGGACATGGAACATGTTTTACAAAATTACTACCATCATGTTCAGTCTTCCCTAAGTATCCTGTATGTAGCAACTACTTCTCCATTTTTCTTTGAGACAAAACCATCTATTGTCTCTTCTATATCATAACCAATCTGGGACGTAAATAGTTTTCTAGCTCCTAGAAGCTTCCATATATCCTCCTCATATTCAGACTCTTCAATAAGTGTTTCAACATGTTTTGTCTTTACCATTATATTCCACATCTAACAATCTTCTTCTTGATAAGAGAAGATATTTTTTACAAAGTCTGTAGACTCCGAAATAAGTTCTTTTGTCTCCTCAGAAGCAAACTTCTTAGCTTCTTTTCTTGAATAACCTTCTTGAAGGTACTGCTTGTATAACTCTTTATAAATAGTTTTACTATCTTTTTCCCATAAGTTTTTCATTTTTATTCCTTATTATTATTATATGGGTTTTTTATTTTCTTTGAACAATAACAACAAAGAATAGTTTCCCATTCCATGTGTACTAAAGTATGTATTGTTTTACAACTTTCACATTCTACTTCAAATTTTTCATTACAATTATCTGCTTCACCTTCAAAAAATATATCACTATAAAATTCTATTTCAAATTCACCTAAATCTGACAGGGATTCTATGAAGTCAGTGTATTCTTTTCTTTCCTTGGGTGACGAAGGATTGTATCCTAGTTCTATCATTTCAATATTACAAAACTGTTCGTAGTTTATTTTACCTTGGGTATATTTACTACGAGCTTCTTCCAGAAAAGAAACAACATTAGTAGAAACAGGGATACTAATTTCTGTCATTTTCCTTGTCCTCTGTATCGTTTAAAGTTACGTCTTTTATTTTTATTCTTTGGCCGACTATTTGTAGACTGACCTATACTTGTACGCATATGCTGCTTTATCCAAGCTGGTTTCTCATTTCCTGTTGGACGTTTAATAGCCATTTGTTACCTCGACTTTCATGCTTCAAAAACTTTCATGGAAAAAAATCCTCGCCTGTTGCGTTATCAAACTCCTGACCCAATCTCTGAAGGTTACGGAGGGCTTCACTGCGGTTTGCTGCTGCACGTGCCTTATCCCGTGCTGTAGCGATGTCAGCAGATGAAGCACCTGTGCGAAGAAGATACCGATACCACTTCTCTTCGTAGGACATTTTATCAAACCGCATAGTCATTTGTTAATCCCTTCTTACTCCATTTTCTTGTTCCCAGTCAACTACTTTTTTCCTTGCTTCTTCGTAGGTATCAAAGTAACCTAAAAAATGCTCTTTACCATTAAAACAAGGATATGCACGATACTTCTTTCTCTTACCATAAGGATTTCTAACTCCAGAACCTTTCCTACTTCTTCTCACGTTATGTGCATGATCTATTTCTCTTAAATTTTCAATTCTGTTATCTGTTCTAATTTCATTTATGTGGTCAATAATGGCTGGAGGTTCTACTTTATGGCACATCTTATATACTACTCTATGCATAAGATAATCTTTATTTTTTATACTAACCATCCGATAGCCCTTTTCGCCCTTTTCCTTTAAGTAACCTGCCTCATCTCCTATTTTTACTCTATAAGCTGGAGAAATTTTCCAGTAAAGTTTTCCTGTCTCACTATCGTATCTGAAAAGTCTGTGAAGTTCTTCTACTTCAGGTAAAATTAATATTTTAGGCATTGTTTTCTCCAATTAAAGCAGTCCATGATGTAGGATAAAGAGGCTCGATAACATCGTTCCACATCTTCGCTAGGTATTGTATCTCTTTCTGAGCATGTTCGTCAATACGTAATTTATAGGCACGAGCAAAAGCAGCGAGAGAACCAGTGACATAGTAACTAGTATATGTGCTTTGTGGTAATACCATACGAGCTTGTTCTGGTGCTATACTCATACTTAACATAAAATCATATAATTCTTTAGATTTAAAAAGAAATTCGTCATATTGTTTGTTAGTAAGTTGCTGAGAGGGTATTGCAAAATCCTCTGATCCTTGTTTCTTATTCTCCGCACGTTTACGCCACTCGTCAGGATGGAAGAAGACAGGATCACTATCTACATATCTCCTACTAACTTCATTGTAGCTAAAACCTACAGTATGTTTGAAACGCTGTCTAGCTACAAAAATAGGTACTTCTTCTAGTAGTGTTATAACACAATGTGTGAATGGTGTAAAATGTTTATGTTTAGCCAGATATTTTATAAGCTTTTTATCTTTAGCATTTATTCTGTCAGAATGTTTATCAAAGGATACTCTGGCTGAGTTAACAACAGTCAGATCGTTTCCTAGATTACTTATAAGTTTACACTTCATGTATTAAAAAAGGAGGAATAGGCTGGTATATATGACCGTATGCCTATCCCTCCTATCCTTTCTTCCCTACTATGTTGAGTGTTACTGCATTGTCATGGTATAAGATGTTTTAAGGACATCTACTTCATCTTCATACCATTCTTCAAGACCATTAAGAAAATCGTTAATATGGGTTAGAGGTACTTCCTCAACTCTATTAACATTTCCAACAACATCAGTGATGTAGTCAGCCATGTATGTTGGAATTTCATTATAGTTCTTATAGTTGTAACGACGCATAACTTTCTCCCTATTAGTTTAGAAGGTTACGCGGCAACCTCTGATACAAAATCCTTCCACGTATCTGAACGTAGCCACTTCGTAACATCATCACCACGCTTGTATAGTGTACCACCATCACCAGCCTTGGTCAAGTCAAAGCGACCATCATCACCGTGAGAAGCATAGTGTGTCATAGCCGACTGTACAGAAAATAGATTGTCTCCCCGTACACGTACTTCATCCATCCACTGAGCGAAAAGACGATCAGACAATCCTCCGCTACGCTTCTGGTCTGAACGCTTTGTACTAGTCAACTTGTCAAACAACTGCTGCACTTTGGTAGAAGAACCAACCTTAGTGTCAGCATAACGCTGATAACGTTCAACAGCATCTTTGTGAGTAGTCATAGACATCTCAAAGGCACTGATAAAGCCATCAGTATTAAAGTTACGGCTGTGACGCTTACGAGTGATGTCATACTGTCCTGTTACCGTACCATTGGTGCAGAAGAAGTCAATAAGACCTGACCACATGGTCACACTACCCTTACCATCAAAGGTATTCTTCATTACAAAACGTAAACCAAACTCAGTCTTGTGTCCTGTAGATGTTTCAATGCCATGCTTTAGCTTGGGAAAGATGTATTCTGCATAACAGACGTTACCGTTGGCAGAGATAGTATCTTTAATCTTTACATCTTCCAGAACGAGAGGATCAAAGTAGTTGATCATCTGTGTCTGAAGAGGCAGAAGAACTTCTTTATTTTCAACTACACGATACTTGTCATTCACTACATTTAGATACTTGTCTCCATCGTGACTTTTACGAATAAGCATCTTCTTATCTTTAGCCTTGAACCAACCGTCATCCCATGATGTAGGATAAAGAGACTCGAGAGGAGCGTCTTTACGAGATACGACATCCTGTTCGTAGACGGTAAAGAAGATTTCACGATCATTAGTGTTAAGTAGATTTTCCATTTCCATTTCTCCTAGTTTGGTTTACTTCTCTATACTAAACGCATCTCTAACTACTCAGGTCTTTCTAACTTCTTTTATTATTTCTTTTACACGCCATGGTGTGAACCACACGGTACTTAAACTAAAACTTTTAGTAGCACCAACTGATCTGTACTGCCTTATATGTTCAGGCTTATATATACCACCACCTACAATTAGGTTTATGTCATGTTTAGGCAAGTTAAGACTACTAAACATTTCTACTTGTTTGAGGTTTTGTTCACGTAACTGATCTCCACTGATACCACCTCGTTCGCTAGGTATTGTATTACTTAGATGAAAGGTTCGTACTCCACAGTCAAATAGGTTCATAAACTCTTTGTCTTTTGTATGAGGATTAACCTTTACACTTAACTCTGAAAACTTACTACAAAAAAGCTTAACATCTGAGTTAGACATAGTATAGCTACTTACGTTAGGACAACCTAGATTAATTTCTAGCTTAGTATCACTAGGTATATGATCATAAAAAGGTTTCCAGTTACCATCAAGGGCAGCAATGCTATAGACTGACTTTTTATTCCACTTGGTAATGTTACTCATACCCTTGTTGCGAAAGCCTATAGCATTTACCCAGCCACCGTCAATCTTACGCAGTGTTTTTAGTGTCTGAATTACTAGTCCTTTTCTACGCTGCCATGTAAATGTTCCTTCTATACTTGTACAGCCTTCTAGTTTAATATAGTTACCAAATGGTGGGCTTATATATACCGTCATGTACTTTCTTCATGCTGCTGTTTCAACGGGTGTATTTTTGTCTTCACAAGACATGCCGACAGTCTATATACCAATAAGGTTCTTTTGTAAACTTCCAACGTGCCATGTAAGATTTTTCTTTAATGTAGTAATTACGATATGCCATGATAGTGTTTCCTTCTACTTTACAGTAGTTGTCCATACACTGTGGCGGGTGTGTAAAGTCACCATCCTTCAGTCCATGGGGAAGACTACAAAGGTTATTAAATATTCCACTCCTCTCTGTCTTATGTTTCTTACCATATCTGAGGGTATATTCCATAAGTAGATTATAAAGAAGTTCTACTAACCACATATAATTACTACGATTTTCTCTTGCCCATACAGCGGATGGATGATTCTTGTGCGTCATCTTGTAGCAGTCAATAGACGGCGTACCATCAACAACATGGTGGGCAGTAGACAGTAGTTGTGCGTATTCAAGGATCATCTTGACTACATGCTTGTCACAGTGCATCTCAGCACATTTCTTTGGGTCTTCGTGTAGATAGAATATGTTCATTTTCTTCACCTTACCAGTTAAATTCTAACTGTTCGTTAGATAAAGTTTCTCCAAGAATCTCTGCTCTTTCTTCATCTTCCCAGTCAAACAAATCTACATCCCAGTAAAACAAATCTACATCAGTCATTTGACCAGTGCTACTTTCGATGACCTTAAAAAACAAAGCCTCACTATCTTTATTCTGCATAATAGATAGTGCCTCTTTAGCAGCATTATATTCACTACTTGCTTCTATGTCTATTTCCCAACACACAAGATAACTTGTCATTTGTACTATCCTTCATCTTTTAGTTGACTGTTAAGATAATTTAACTTGTCCGCACCTTCCATGAGCTTTTGATATTCGGACATAAATAGATCACCATCGCACTCCCTCATTTGTCCAACAGCACCATAAATAAGTTCGTCTACTTTACTGATATATTCTTCTAGGGTGTACTCTACTCTACCACCTAAAAACCACTTGTACTTCTTTACTTCTTTAGACATTTCTACTCTCCTTTAGTTTGAATTGTTCAGTTATAACACCACACATATTTAAAAAAGATATACCATCAAAGTTACGGTATTCTTCTGCAAAGATTACAGCCTTGATACCCGACTGATATATCAGCTTTGCACACTGAAGGCAAGGGGCATGTGTTGTAAACATGGTTGCACCCTCTCCACTTTCATGTGACTTAGCCAGCTTGGCTATGGTGTTTGTTTCAGCATGAAGCACCTCGTCACGAGTTACAAGCATAGGTTGTGGTAGCTGTTTGTCCGTCTCAGGATGAAACAATACCTTACGTTCGCACTCATTGTCCCAGCCAGACGGCGTTCCATTGTAGCCAATAGATATGATACGCCCATCCTTCACAATGACAGCGCCAACCTTTAGCCTCACCGCATGGCTACACTCAGCAAAGGCATAGGCTGTTTGCATGAACGCTTTCGCGTGTTTTCTTTTCATGTTACTAACCGTTATAGTTTTCTAATTCTAATGCAGAAAGGATTATTTCGTAGTGATCGAAGATATCTTCCGCAAACTTTTTCTGTGCTATTTCAGTTGCTTTTTCTTCCAGTGCTAAACCGGGAGACATGCCATTAGCTACAAGATCGTCGTATGCCTCACTGTATAGCTGTTCCATGAGTTCTTCATTCCACATGTTTGACATTCTCATCACCTCTTGTCTCGATTCTAATTGCGTCAGGGTAGTCGTTCATGGCATCCCACCATGTGTTGATCATCTTGTCCTCTATTTCTACCATACCCTCTCCGAAACACTCATAGCATTGAGATGTTCTACTTGAGGACATATCAGATGAACCAAAGTATCCATGCCCTTCACAATGATCACATGGAAGTGTAATTCTTACTGTCATTGTATTTTATTCTACCTCTTATCCTAAGTCTATTGTTTCTCTATTTTGTGCAAAGTCTAGCAAATCAGCAGCCAATGCCGCTGCCTGTGCTCGTGTCAGTTGCACTGAGTCAAAAAACTCTGTGTTTTGTGGTTCACGCTTCTTGGTTGTTACCTGAACGCAAACTCCGCGATCATCTCCTCCAAAGAACCTTGTAAGTGATACACCCTGTGCGTGTGATTTAAGATCTGTTGCCATTGTCTTTTCCTTAGTGTTTCGAATAGCTAACTAGGGCGACGGTTTTATCCCAACAAGCGCGACAATCACCACAATT